CTGTCCATACTGGTTCCGCTGTAACCATCATCCACAAATTCTAAAATCTCATAATTTTCAAAATTTCGCTCAATATATCCTCTTAACAACAAACGCTGATAGGAAATGCTGTTACTCTCCTGTGCATTCCAGTCATCTTCCTTGGACAATCGCAGATACATTGCTATCTTCAGTCTATTTTTCATCGTCAGTTCCTCCCATCACCTTCACAAACTTATCATTCCACTTCCAGATGATCTCTACCCGTTTTCCACGATACACATAAATTTTCTCTATCAGGTTTTGCACCAATTCCGCATTTAGTTCGGCACAGCTTTTGTACTTCACAATGGTACGGAGAAATTGATTCTGTTTATCTACCATTCTGTCAATGGAAGAATACTCTGTATGTAAATCACGTAATGTCTGCCGATCCTGTTCCTTTTTTTCTTCCAACTTCTTCTTTGTTTCCAGAAATTGTACCTGTGAAATGCTCCCGTTTCGATACTCCAGATAATAGGAACTGATCTTCCTGTCAGCACCATCCACCGATTTTTGCAGTTCATCCTGTGCTTTCTGTATCTGTTCTTTTCGTTTTTCTCCTGCCTCTTTATTAAATTCCATCAGTTTTTTCATCTGTGTACTGCTTAAAAGAAATTCTTTTTTCAGCAGATGAAGGATCACTTTCTGAATCTGAAGAAATGTAATCTGTTCATTTTCACATTTTTCTTCATCAATCCGTTTGCTATTCGGACAACTATAAAATACAAATGTTTTTACTTCTTTATAAGAAACCTTTCTCTCCGTCACCATACGGCTTAACTTATGTCCGCACTCACCACAATACAAAACCCCACGGAAAATATCTTCCATCGTATCCTTTCTAAGTGGTCTGCGATTTTGTATTTTAATATTTTCTTCTATTCTTTCCCATACCCGATAAAATACTTCTTCCGAAACCAGAGGTTCGTGGGTATGTTCCGCTGTAATCTGTTCT